GTAGAAACTATTTCCGAATTACCAAAAATATTTTTATCGCTCCATGTAATGCAGTATTGGTAAGTGTTTCAGAGTAATAACGGTGGTGTATAGGTGAGCAACGGCTGGGAAAAAGCAACCCCATTAAGAATAATCAGGGCTGCCCTAACTGCAATGATAAATCTTAAAAAACACTTAAAACTTAACCGCTAAAGTAACAATCAGTTACCATATTTCCAAATTCAATAATCATTTTCAAAAACTACCCATTGTGGTTTAAGGTGTTCGGGGATTATTTTACGGTAGTCATTCAATATCTTTTCGTGGGTAGCATTGAATTTCTGCAAATACTTTATTTTATTGGGGTACGCGGGGATCAGGAAGGAAAGGTAAGTATTTGCGAGAAGCATGGTAAGTGTAGCTGCATTCGCTGCAAGAAAGAGCCTGACGCAGAGTATGTAGTAGTTGATATCAATAATCTTTCCAAAGATGTTATTGTTGTTATCGACTCTCTTACGCAACTTTCTAATAGTGCAATGAATCTGCTGACCGCAGATCACGGGGATGAGTACAAACCTGATTGGGGAGATTACAGGAATCAAGGTCAGCTTATGGATAAAGTACTGTCTCAGATTCAGCAAGCCAGATATAACATTGTATGTATTACTCATGTAGTAGAAACTGAATTTGAAGACGGTAGAAAGAAACTTGTACCGCTAGCAGGAACTCCTAACTTCAGTAGGAATTCAGCTAAGTATTTTGATCACGTAGTATACTGCGAAGTCAAGAATAAGAAACATGAATTTGCTTCCAGCACTACATACAGTAGTTCAGTTCTGTCAGGAAGTAGAACAGATGTAGCTATTGAAAAATCTGCTAAACCTAGTCTGCTTGAAATTTTCTGCGAGCTTGGTAAGCCAGCGGATAATGTTGATTTCTATTCGAAGACTCCGGTAGATAGGAAGCCGCTGGAACTTAGTAAGGAATTAAAGAAAGAAGCTGCGAGCGAAGTTAAGAATACTACTGCATCTACATCTACTAAGGATTTACTTGCGAAGCTGAGAGATAGGAAAGAAGCTGTATCTGCTCCTCCTGCTACTCTAATCATTGACGAACCTTTAGCCGAAGAAATGGCTTCTACTGTACCACAAGAGCCTACTAAATTCGAGCAAGAATATAACAAGCCACTAGAAGAATCTGCTCCTGCATCAGAGTCTAAGCTAACAGCTCTGCAGAAATTACTTCAACAGCGTAAAGAAGCAAGGGGAGGCTGAGATATGATACGTCAATTTGACTTAGCTTTGTTAGGAACTAAAATAAGCAATCTACATAAGCTGTATAACCTAGATGAACTTATAAAGGATGCTTATGTTGTATCTAATAACTCCTTACGTAAGCTTAAACTCATTGGAATTGTAGGCAAAGCACATTCCGGTAAAACAACTACAGCGAGGTTATTGCAAACTTATATCAACACCAGGCAAAATGCAGACGTAGTTAATTACGCTTACACTTGTGAAATGTCTATGGATGTAAAGCTTGTATGCTCTGCTTTATTTGGCTTAGATGATATGTTTTTTATTAACTCAGAACTAAAGGAAGAGATAGTACAACATTTAGGAGTATCTCCAAGACAACTTATGCAATACACCGGAGATTTATTTAGAGTTTTATTTGGAGAAGACTTCTGGCTTAAAAGACTGATGTATGACTTAGTGGATAATATGCGTGACAGAGGAGAAATCCATATTATCTCAGGGCTTCGTTATCAAAATGAAATTGATTTCATAATCAGGCATAGTGGAATTGTGATCCACTTGACACACAATCAAGGGTGCGGTACAATAGGATTTCCTGGAGCTACATCAGAACAGAGCTTAGATTTCTCATCTTCACCTTACAAGAAAGGAGTTAACTACTATGAAGTAAATAGAGAAGAATACGGTACACTTCAGAGGCTTGGAGTATTACTAAAACAGATTGCATCCACTCTCTGAGTTAGTTATTATGCCAGATCCAACTAAAGTATCAGATCATCAAATACATCCTAACCTTAAAAAACTCTTAATGCCTTATACAGAGTCCAGAGAACTTAGTGAATTACTAGAAATTAGAAAGGAGCTTAACACACTAATCAAACTTTTAACTCCCACACACAGCAGTTTTATTATAGGTCAAGAAGCTGTAAATATTTTTAAACGTCTAAAGGATAATATACATGAACGCTAATACAAATTTCTTCGACATCTCCCTCGACGATATCGCTGATCTTCCTGAATTTAAGAACTTTCCTCCTGGCGCATATCAAGTAGAAGTTTCGCTCGAAAAGAAAGATATTAACAAGCATCCAGCAGTAGTGTTTAATCTTAAGTGCATTAAAGTTCTTGAACTTGTTGATCCTGACAGCGAAGAAATTGCTGAAGGTACTGAAAGTAACGTAAGCTACATAATGGACAATGAGTTTGGAGCAGGTAAATTCAAAGCTATTGTTGCTCCGCTGGCTGAACTGTATGAAACTCGTAATGTAGCTGAGATTATTCGTAAAGCGAAAAACGTTTCTGCTCTGGTAGTAATCGGTAGCAGAAAAGCAAAAGAAACAAACAAAGAATATATGGAGTTGATCTCTCTGGAAATCATCTAATTCTAAGAGAAGGAAGAGCTAAGACACAAACTTAGTATCTTAATTGTAAAGCCCTACAGACTCAAAAGGTTTAGTAGGGCTTTATTGTTAATATACCTACACAACAGAAAATAATATATGAATACATCAGCTATACGACTTGCTTTCTTCGGGGAACAATCAGAGTTTAATTATCTGCCTAGGCTTAAAGCCGTAGTCGGTGATGCTAATGTATCTGTTAATTTGCCGGCCAAAATTACTACTTGGGCTGAAATACAATTCTTCTGTAATAAGCGTCAGATTACAGGAGTGCTTAGTACACGACAAGATTTACTAGAGCTTATTACTCGCGACACCAGAGCTACTCTCGACAAGTACGCTGGCTCATATTTCACACGAGATAATATAGAGATAGTATTTCTAAATCCACTGGAACAAACAGTAACCGTTCCTTGGGGAACTCATGTATTGAAACGTTATTGCTCTAAGTTATGTGCTCCGCAGGAATGGCTTGAGTGGCCTGAATTTACTTGGGAGTTAGGAACAGCCACTAGCTTCGCTGCGTTATATGCACAGTTCAGTACAGCTGATCTAATAGCAATCGACATAGAAACAATTAAAGAACCTCTCGCGATTACTACGATTGCCTATACAGGAGTCTGGCTGACAGGTTCTATTCCTAAGTTACATTCATTTGTAATAGAGCTAAATAATGATTACAACCTAAGCTGGGTTCGCAGATTCAATACACTTCCTGCTCCTAAGATATTTCAAAACGGGAAGTACGATTGCACATATCTATTACGCTATAATGCAGTTCCTAGTAATTGGCTGTTCGACACTGCTACAGCTATGCATTGTCTGTATAGCGAAATGCCAAAGGATCTGGAATATCTATCCGCATACTTCTTTCGTAAAGGACGTGTATGGAAATACATGGCTTCAGGAGATAGAAGCGAGAGATTAGAGTATAACTGCAGAGATACATACGCCACTGCAATAACTATGTGTGCGTGGTTAATGGAAGCTCCTGTATGGGCTAAGACTAATTATTTACAAGAGTTTCCTCTTTTATATCCTTGCCTGCTTGCAGAGCTTACAGGTATTAAGAGAGACATGCCTGCGCTTGCTGCTCAAAGCAAAGCCGTACAAGATAAAATCAATGTGGCGCAGAGACAGCTAAATACAATAGTAGGTCTTAATAACGTAGACGGAAGAAATTTCAATGTAGCCTCTCCCATACAGATGAAAAAGCTTATGTATGTGTTAGGTTGCAAAGATATAGCTGATAAGAGTTGTGATGAAAAGCATCTTACTGAAGCAGCCTTTCGCCACCCCTTAATTGAAAGGATACTAAATCTAGTTCTTGATATAAGAGGTAATAGAAAACTTATTTCAACCTATCTTACAGAAGGAAAAGAATTCAATGGAAGAATACTATATGCTCTTAATCCGCACGGGACGGCAACAGGCAGGCTTGCGAGTAACGAACATCACTTCTGGTGCGGATTGCAAATTCAAAATATCCCGAGGGGAAAAGAGGTTAAGTCAACCTTGTGCGCAGAGGCTGGATTCTTTATTGGAGAATGCGACTTGGAACAAGCAGAGTCTAGAGATACAGGATATATCTCAGGAGATGAAAACATTATTAGCGCAGTTTCTGGCACAAGAGATTTTCATTCTGTCAACATTGTTTTATTCTTTGGAAAGGTATACGAAGATATCTATGACGATGAGAAACATAAAACCAAAAATAAACCTTTACGAGATATTGCTAAGCGAGTAAATCACGGCTTTAATTATAACATGGGTGCTTATGTTCTTGTTATTACCATGGGACTTAAAGCTATTTATGAAGCTGCTAGGTTACTTGAGCTACCAAAAACTTGGAACTCCCTTAAAATAGCTGAGTACCTTCTCGCTCAAGCAGACAAAGCTTTTCCAGCTTTAAAAGGAACTTACTATCCAGGAGTTATAGCAGAAATTACAAGCACAAAGATGCTTGTATCACGTGCAACTCATCAGTCTGAATATGATGTAGCAGGTTGGGCTAGATATTGTTTCTCTGATCCTAGCAAAAGTAAGCAAGCTCTTAATGCTTATGTAGCGCATCCACCGCAGTCACTGAATGCTATGACGTTGAATAAAGCGTTTATGGATGTCTTTTATAAAGTTGCTCTTGTAGAGATTCAAGACTTCAGACTCACAGCACAAATCCATGATTCTATTCTATTTCAATTCCGTGAGGGTAGGGAAGACTTAGCTCAACAAGTAAAACAGCGGGTAGTACTCGGGAAAATCGCGGATCAGCGCAGAGACGAGGATCGAGAGGTCACGCGCCGTGGTGTAGTGCTTCGGGTCGGTCAGCCCGGTCGAGTTCATGTAGTTGGTGTTCTTCATGCCGAGCCGCTGCGCTTCGCGGTTCATCATCTGCGCGAACACTTCCTCGCTGCCGGCGATGGCTTCCGCGAGCGCGACGCAGGCGTCGTTGCCGGACTGGATGATCATGCCGTGGATCAGTTCGTCGACCGTGTGGAGATCATCAAGGGTCTAAGCCCAAAAGAGCGCATCGTCATCTCCGGCAACTTCCTGATTGATTCCGAAAGCCGGTTGAAGTCTGCGGCAGGTGGAATGGGAATGCCCGGCATGAATCACGGCGGTGGCGCAGCAGGCAGCAAGCCCGCGCCACAGGCCGACCGGCGCACGTTGATCCGACGATTGAGTTACGATCTGATCGGCCTGCCGCTGAAGCTGCTGCGCGATACCTATCAGGCCGTCACTGCCGACCATGCGTTGCAGCGCATGCTCTGGCTCGACTGGAAGCAGACGCTGGCCGACAACGACCTGCGCAAGGTGAGCGTGATGACGCAGAGTGCCGGCATCCAGGTGCGCTATCCGATGCTTGATGACGCCCTGATCGACCTGGCGCTGCAACTGCCGCCCGACTGGCTGCTGCCGGGACAGAAACTGCGCC